AGAAGAAAAGACATACCATCCGGAAGAGCGCAATGTGTACGACGGATACATAGATAGAGTGGGTATGTGGAAATTTTATGATGAGGAAGGTTCGTTTAATGCTTGCGACAAAGAATTTGGAACAAATAAGGAAATTGTGTACGATGTCGTGACAGCTTGGATGCCGAAAGAACAGATAGAACCATACAAGGAGGGATAACATGGACATCATAATCACAATCGCATCCCTAGCCCTGTACTATATCCTGGGGCTTGGAACAGTGATTGCTTTGAAGACAGGAATCGAAGAGGATGTGGAGCTGGAGCCGCTTGACTATTTAATGGCAGTATTTTTTCCGGCTGTGCCGTTTGTGATGTTTTTGGATTGGATCGTGCGAAAGATAGTGAGGTAGGATGATGAAAAAATTTAACTGGGATGAATTTAAAAATAAAGACAATAAGATTGCGGTGCATTGTAAGACCGAGGAAGAAGCAAAAGATTTCTGCAGGCAGATGCACGAACATGGAATGAAATGGTGCACAGGCAATAGCTACATGGAAAAGACGAATTATAAAAAGTACAAAGGAGGAACGTGCTATGTAGGATTCGGAATGTTCTCATCATATCGGTACTACAATATCGAAGGATACACAATCTTAGAATGGAGTGATTACATGCATAAAGAATTTACAAAAGCGGATTTAAAAGACGGAATGGCGGTCGAATATAATGATAACTGTTTCGGGAAAAGACTTGTTGTAGGCGGCTTTTTGATTGGCGAAGATGGATATGCGGATTTGGGAGACCATAACGAAAACTTAAAAAGTGCTGTAAGCGATTTGGAAATAGTTAGGGTATATAAGATTAAACGCATGGGGAAAATTAGCAGTATCATGGATGATAACAACCTCGAACTCATCTGGGAGCGCAAAGAACCAAAGAAAATGACAGTGGAAGAAATGCGTGAAAAGTTAGAAGAGCTGACAGGAGAGGAAATCGAGGTGACGGCATGAGAGGAACCTTAAAGCACAGACGCAGCGCAAAAGAAATGAAACGGGATCGAGAAGATCATTTTGCTGATCTGGCTGAACATGAACCAACAGAGAATGCCAAGAAGTGGATGCAAAGAGGTGCGTACTCTGTGGAAGACTGCTTAAGAAAATGGGGAGTAGATACGAAAGGGAGTGTTGCCAGTGGACAAGAAAACACTGAAAAAGTATAAGCCAAACAAAGATAGACTTATCCGGATTGAGAACCAGATACAAGAACTCTGTGAACGGGAATCGACTGTTGTCATGGGGAAGGTAACGGGATCCAGCGCAGATTTTCCGTACACCGAAGTGAGAACATCTGTACAAATGTATGACCCTTACGAAGAAGAGAATGTAAGGCGTCAGATCAGAAGAAAAGAAGCAGACAGGCTGCGGATTCTGAAAGAGCAAAAAGAAGTAGAGGACTACATAAATGGGATTGATGATCCGGAGATTAAGGAGATATTTGAGTTATCGTTTATTGAGGGCAAGAAACAGGATGAAGTTGCGGAGATAGTAAATATTGACAGAAGTTACGTGTCAAAAAAAATAAGTGACTATCTTAAACTTTCACACTTTTCACAAAAATAATATGCTATAATTATTCTAGAACGATTGTATATTGTTCTAAAACAATCTTTCCAAACATTCGGAATACCGCTGGACTTTACCCTTTCTCGTCTGGCGGTGTTTTCATGCGGAGTATAGCATCAATGGTAGATGCGCAGGGTCGCGCCCTGTGTCCTTGGTTCGATTCCAAGTGCTCCGCTTTGTGATGTGAGTATACAGGCTGCACAGCTGAGGTCTGTTCTGGGAGTGCACACCGGACTTACATTGCAATGGTACCAAAACGCAGATATCCGCAGATCTGCAAAACAAACAAAAATAGATTCAGCAATCTATATTTAGTGTCAGTACCCGAGTGCGGATAGGGTAAAGGGTGTCAATAAAAGGCATCCTACCGGACATAGCTCAGTCGGTTAGAGCGGCAGCCTTATAAGCTGTGTGTCACGGGTTCGATTCCCGTTGTCCGGATTGTGGGATACTGCAAGGTTCCTCCTTTTCTTATAAATTTTGATTGTGTATTTGGTTATTTTGGTTTTTGTTGGCGTTATTAATTCTTTCAGCAGTAGTCCTAAATTCTTAGCATCCAGAGATGGGTGCTTTTATTATGTTACAAAGGAGTAAAAGCATGGGAGTTATTAAAAAATATTGTGCAAGCATAGTAAGACAGAATATGTCAGCACAGATCTTGTAAGACAGAATGATGGCAGCTTTATCACAGAGCACACATGGAGACGCAAAGACTGTGGAAAACTGATCAAAGGGAGGAAGCATGGGAAAGTTTTACGAAAGCCGAAAGTGGAAAAAGAAAAGAGAAAACATATTAAGGCGTGATAACTATCAATGTCAAGAATCTAAGAGATACGGTAAATACGCAGAAGCTACGACAGTACACCATATCTATCCATTGGAAGAGTATCCAGAGCTTGCACTTGTGGACTGGAATCTTATCGGCATGTCCACTGCGCAACATGATCGGATGCACGACAGGAAGACGGACAAGGTGACAAGCCTTGGAATGTACTGGCAGAGGAAAAGAAGAAGGGAGTTTGAAGCATGGAAGAAATCAAGATGTACGAACTTGAGTGGAGTGGACGAGTAGATAGAAGCGTCTCGGAAGTAACTGAGATATTGGGGGATGCAGTAAAGAAGTGTGTCGATATCGGTGTTGGTGCTAATGATAAATGGAGTGTGACATCAACCCCACTTGGAGAGATTTTTATAAAAATCGTTACGAAAAGAAAAGAATCTGCGATTTATACATCGGAATTGATGAAAGAAAAAGAAGGAATAAGCTTGAAGTTGAGCGAGATCAAGGTATCCCCCCTCCCTTTTGAGAATTAAAAATGTCTCAGGAGAATCGGGAGAGAGGACTCTTTCCAATAGAGCGGATTTGTGAAAATAAATTTTCCGGCAGATAAGGAGGTGAGAATAGATGGCGAGATACATACCACAAAGGCAAACAATTATTGACAGGACAGTCAAGTACATGAAAGAACTGGGAACCTATAAAGTGCAGTATAAACAGGTGATTGAGATCTACGCAGACATGATCTATCAGTATAATGTCTTAAGTAAGCAGTTCGAAGATTCCGGATATGAAGTGATTTTGGACACTGAGAAAAGTGGGGGTAAAAAAAGCCCTATTCTCGTGAGTCTCGAAAATCTCAGGAAAGATATCGGAACATATTCCGACAGACTGATGTTGAATGCGAAAACGTACAATGCGGAGATTGAACAGCCGAAAAAAGAGAAATCTGCATTTGCATTATTACTGGAAAAACAGCAGGGGAAGTAAATGGACTTATCCCATATTAGCAGTCCGCATTTCGATACGGCTGTGCGTTATGCGGAGGATATCGTAAGTAAAAAAGTATTAGTAAACATAGACAGAGTACTTGCGTGTAAGAGGTTTCTGACAGACTTAGAACGTGATGATTTAGATTTCCGTAGTGACCAATTCGATTTTGTGATTGATTTGATTGAGGGAACCGTACACCACGTACAGGGCGAGGATAAGAATGGAGTCAGTTTTAAAGGCACTCCAATGTTATTGACGGACTGGCAGAAGTTTGTATGTGTAAATTTGTTTGGATTCTTCCGGAAAGGCACAGACATTAGGCGTTTTAACGAAGCGCTTATTTTTTTACCAAGAAAACAGGGGAAAACATCCTTTAGTGCTGCGCTTGCTGAGGCGAAAAGCATTCTGGACAGAGGATCTGGTGCGAAGACATACATCGTTGCGAACTCTGTAAAGCAGACCATGGAAAGTTTTGGATTTTTAGTGGACAACGTTGAAACCTTGCGCGGAGATGTTAATAAACTTAGAATCCGAGACAATAATCAAGAACATTCCATCACTATTGATTTCGGAGACGGTACCGCTGAAATGTATGCGATCGCCAACCAGGAAGATAAATTAGACTCTTTAAACTGTAACTGTCTGATTCTGGACGAGCTGCATTCTTGGAAAAGAGCTGGGGCTAAAAAATATATATTGATGAAAAACGCCATGAAAGCATATCGAAACAAATTGTTGATTGGTATATCTACTGCTGGAGACATTCCGGACGGATTCCTTGCGAATAGGATTAAGACTCTTCATGACGTTTTGAATGGAACAATCACAGACAAAGCGTATGATTCCTATTTTATTTTTATTTGCAAAGCAGACCAGGATAAAGAAGGAAATGTTTTAAACAGCAAAGGCGAGATTACAACTTTGGATGATCCGGAAGTGCTACAGATGTGTACGCCGTCAATTGGAGTTACTGTTACAGTAGATGAGTTGCTGGATGATGCAGCACAGGCAATGAATGAACCGCAGTTAAGGGCGGAGTACCTGAATAAAACTCTGAATATCTTTACAAATGCTCTGAATGCATACTTTGACATTAACGAGTTTAGATCATCCGATGATGAATATAGCTGGACATTGGAAGAGCTGGCGAAGCTCCCAATCACATGGTACGGCGGCGCTGATTTGTCAAAACTTCACGATTTAACTGCAGGTGCAATTTATGGAACATATAAAGACGTGGATATCTGTATTACACACGCTTTCTTCCCAAGGGCAGCAGCAATTAAAAAAGCGGATGAAGATGGTATCCCACTGTTTGGTTGGGAAGAGGATGGATGGCTGACGATGAGTAATACAGCTACGGTGCTTCCCGATGACATTGTGAACTGGTTTATCTCCATGAAAAAGATGGGATTCAAAATCAAAATTGTTGGATTCGACAAGAAGTTTGGACGTGAATTTTTCCTGAAAATGAAAAAAGCAGGATTTAAAATTCAAGATCAGCCACAGTACTTCTATGTAAAATCCGAGGGATTCCGACATATTGAGGTAAAAGTAAAGAATAAGAAATTCTATTACCTGCATTCGGATGCTTTTGAGTACTGCGTACAGAATGTACGGGCGATTGAAAAAGTGGATGACATGATCCAGTACGAAAAGGTAGACGGAGACGGCGGCGTAAGACGAATTGACTTGTTTGATGCAGGGGTATTTTCGTGTTGCCAGATGTTGACTGACATGGCACTTGGAAATGCAGCAAATAAATGGTTAAAGAGAGAGTAGGAGAAAGAATGGGCGTGAAAGCAGAATGCGAAATCCTTTATTTATGTGATGGGAAAAGATGCGAGAAATGTAGTGGAAATTGCAAACATACGACTGATATATCTCACGCTAAAAATAAGGATGATTTTATTGACAGAAAATGTACTTGCCTTGGAAGAGCTGAAAACGGGAGACTGATTTTTGCAGAAGACGAAGGATAGGAGGCTAAAATGGCAAAGAAAAAGAAGCAGAAGAGTATTAGATCAGAACCACAGAATAAAGTATTTGTGTATCAGGGAGCTACGTTCTCTGATTTTTTATTGCCTTCCGGGTACACAACGCTGGCGCAGAACCCGGAAATTCGGGCGGCGTGTCAGAAAATTGCGGATCTGGTTTCCGGTATGACAATTCACCTGATGGAGAATGGCCCGCATGGAGACATCCGGATTAAGAATGAGCTATCACGGAAGATTGACATTAATCCGTATTCGCTGATGACGAGAAAAGCGTGGGTTTACAACATTGTTTACTCAATGCTCTTGCCAGGTGACGGGAACGCAGTCGTCCTTCCGGTGATGAGGGATGGATACATTGATGAGTTGATTCCGCTGAAGCCGTCCATGACGAGTTTTGAAGAAACGCAGACAGGATACAAGGTGATCTATGGAAGTGAGGAATATGATCCGAGCGAAGTGTTGCACTTTGCGATCAACCCGAATCCGGAGTATCCGTGGAAGGGTACGGGCTACAGGCTTGCTTTAAAGGATATTGCATCTAATTTGAAACAGGCGAATGCGACTAAGAAATCTTTTATGAGCGGACAGTACATGCCAAACGTCATTGTTAAGGTAGATGCAATGTCGGAAGATTTTGCAAGCGAAGCCGGAAGAAAGCAAGTTAAAGAAAAATATTTGAAAGAATCGAAACCGGGTGAGCCGTGGATCATACCTGCGGAATTTCTGGAGGTATCCGAGGTAAAACCACTATCCCTTAAGGATATCGCAATCAATGAATCGGTCGAGATTGATAAGAGGACGGTAGCATCCCTGTTGGATGTGCCGCCTTTTTTTCTTGGGGTCGGAAGTTTTAACAAGGATGAGTATAACAACTTTGTCAGAACAAGGGTAAAATCCATTGCTGATGTATTTCAACAGACATTGACGAAAGGGCTGATTCAGAGCCCGCATTGGTACTTTAAATGTAACTCAAAGAGCTTGATGGCTTACGACACCAAAGAACTTGCGGAAATCGGAATGAACCTATATATCCGAGGAATCTATACAGGAAACGATGTATTGAACTTGATTGGTGACTCTCCGAAAGATGGATTGAATGATCTAATCATCCTTGAAAACTTCATTCCACAGGGGATGATCGGGGAGCAGAAAAAGCTAAGAGGAGGTGATGAATAGTGGAAGAACGAAAAAAAGAAAACTTAACCAGATCGTGGAAAGCGGAGTTTGAAACACGAGAAGCGGAGGACGGGAAGAAAACAATTTCCGGATACTTCGCTGTTTTTAATTCCGAAACAGAGTTGTGGCCGGGAGCTTATGAAGAGATTGCACCAGAAGCATTTGCGAACACCATGAGTAACGACATCCGAGCCTTGACTAACCACGATGATACACTTGTGCTCGGTCGAACAAAAGTGAGAACCCTGCGCTTAAAAACAGACGCAAGAGGTCTATGGGGCGAGATCGATATTAACGAAAACGACACAGACGCCATGAACCTATATGAGAGGGTAAAACGTGGAGATGTGGATCAGTGCTCGTTCGGTTTTAACATCGTGCATGAGGAAACGGACTGGAGAGATGACGGCACTGTGAAATGGACAATACGAGAAGTTGATCTGCACGAAGTGTCTGTATGCACATTCCCGGCTTATGAAGATACGGGCGTACAGGCGAGACATGCACAGGTGGAACAGTATCGGGAGAAACAGTTGGTGCAGTGGCGAAGTAATGCCACGAGGAGATTGAAAGGAGAAAAATAATGGCTTTAAGACAGTTAATGCTTGCGAAACAGATCGCAGACAAAGAAAAGGAACTGGAAGAAATGCGTGGAAAAGACGCAGATTTTGAGACAAGAGAAAAGGAACTGGAAGAATCAATCAATGAAGCAAATACCGAAGAAGATCGCTCTTTGGTAGACGATGCTATCACAAAGTTTACTGAGGAGAATGATGCTCATAATGAGAGAAAAAGCAAATTGGAAACCGAATTATCAGAACTCCGTGAGCAGATGAAGGAGTATGAAAAAACACCGGAAAGAAGGGAGAAGAAAAAAGACATGGGTAGAAGAAATGAAGAAGAAATTGAAGAAATGAGAAGTGCGATTAACGCATTTGTGAAGTCCAAAGGGCAGGTAAGAGAGGGTGGATTTAAAGAAGCAGATGCCGGTGCTCTGATCCCACAGGAACTCCTTGCACCACAGGAGAAACCAGAGGACATCGTTGATTTGAGAAACTATGTAAAAGTAGTAGGCGTAAACAGTGCATCTGGAAAATATCCAGTAATTGCGAAATCTGGAAGCAAAATGAACACTGTAGAAGAACTTGCGCAGAACCCAGAACTTTCCAAACCAAAAATTACTGAAATTAGCTACAACATCGAAACAAGAAGAGGATATATCCCGATTTCACAGGAGGCGATCGATGACGCTGACTATGATGTAACAGGTCTGATCCGAGATGAAATCAATGACCAGTCCGGAAACACAATCAACACAGACGTTGCGACTGTATTAAAAAGTGCAACACCTAAGACTGTGAACGGGCTGGATGGATTGAAAGATTTAATTAACAAGGATATTAAGAAAGTCTATCCAGTGAAGCTTATCATTTCAGCGTCTCTTTACGCAGAACTGGACAAGCTGAAAGATAAAAATGGAAGATATCTGTTGCAGGATTCTATCACTTCCTCAAGCGGAAAGATGCTGTCTGGTAAAGAGGTAATCGTTTTGGATGACGAAATGATCGCAGGAGCTGGCGAATTAAAAGGTTTTGTCGGTGATCCGAAATCATTCTGCACATTCTTCGACCGCAAACGGACAAGCGTTGAATGGGTAGATAACCAGATTTACGGCAAACTGCTTGCCGGAGTTGTAAGATACGATGTGAAGAAAACGGATGCAGACGCCGGATTCTACATTACATACACACAGGGGGAATAGTTCCCTCTGACGATGTAGCCTTAGTTGGCAGAGGGAAAGTAGGCAAGGCAAAAGTAGGTAAAGCAAAATAGGAGGTATGAGTTATGGCATATACACCAACGACATGGAATAATAATGACGTTATTACAGCAGAGAAACTAAATAAGTTAGAGCAGGGCGTAAAGAATGAGCAGGTTGGACCAGCAGGACCAGCAGGAGCAGTAGGACCGGCAGGACCAGCAGGAGAAAAAGGCGACAAGGGAGATCCGGGCGCACGGGGACCAGCGGGACCAAGTTACACTCTTCCAGCGGCGAACAAAACAACGCTGGGCGGTGTGAAACAGATGGCTTTGATTGCAGATTTGTCCACAGAAACAACAACTGACCTGAAAAATAAAATCAATGAGATTCTTGCGGAGATGGAAAAACAGGGGATCATGGCGAATTCATAAGGAGTATGTTTATGAGAGTGATTGTATTGCAACTATTAAAAGACAGACTTGGAATCTCTACAGATAGTAGGGATTCCGTCCTTTATGCGATCATAGATGGTATTCTGGGCGAATGCAAAAATGTACGCGGCGTTCGTATTACGGAAGAAAGATATGACCACATCCTGCTTGTGCTGGATTGGGCTACGTGGAAGTACAACCATCCAGAAGATGGGGTGATTCCGAGGAGCATCCGGTTTCGGCTGAACAATCTGATGGTTAAGGCGGTGAAAAATGAATCGAACATGGGATGAAAAAGTGGTATTGATATCTTCCAACGGGTATGAAGAGGATGAGATCGGTCAGCAAGTACCGATTGAAACGGAACAGGAGATCTGGTGCTGTAAAGAAAAAGTTCCCCGAAATGAATTCTACCTTGCAGGACAGAACAATATGGAAATTTCAGAAAATTTGATCGTGCATCCTTACGAATATGAAGGACAGAGATATATCCGATTCCACGGAAAGAAGCTGAAAGTGATTAAGACGTATCCAATCAGCATGGAAGAGTTGGAACTGACCTGTACGGAAAGGATCGAAAAATGAGCGAAAGCATAAGTGCTGACAAACTCGCAAGAGAAATTATGCGGCAGATGGAAGAATATACAGAGGAAGTAAAGGAAACAACTGCTGATGTCGCGATGAATGTATCGGAGAAAGCTGTGAGAATGCTCAAAGCAGAAAGTCCAAAAAGTAAAAATGGCGGAACTTATGCGAAAAATTGGACAAGAACAACAGGTAGAAGCGGAATCACGGTATACAATAAAGATCCGACATATCGACTGACACATTTGCTGGAAAAAGGACACCAATTGAAACGTGGTGGGAGAAAAATCGGTGAAGTACGAGCATATCCGCATATCGAAGAAGTGGAACAGGAATGCATAAAAGAGTATGTCGAAGAACTGGAAAGGAGGCTGTGAAATGACATTGCCAGATTTAAAAGACAAGTTAAAAACTCTAGATCTTCCGATTGCGTATCGTTGTTTTGCAGTCGGTCAAGTACCAGAATTACCGTACATCGTATACTATGTGGACGAGGATATCGGATTTTATGCGGATGACACCGTGTATTACGAGGGATACGCCGTCACGATTGAGGTATACACAGATCAGAAAGACTTGCAGTTAGAGAAAAAAGTAAAGGAACTATTAAACAGTAATGAACTCCCGTATGAATCGTACGAGAGTTTTTTAGAATCTGAAAATATGTATTTGAAAGCATATGAAATTGAAATATAGGAGGTAAAGAACATGGCAGGAAAAGAAAACAAAGTAGAATTCGGGTTAAGAAACTGTTATTACGCTGTTATTACAGAAGGAGAAAGCGGAAAAATCACATACGGATCGCCCAAGAGATTACCTGGAGCGGTAAGTATCACATTCGACAAGAGCGGTGACCTGATCCGGTTTAAAGCAGATGATATTGATTATTACACCAACGCAAATAATCAGGGATACGATGGTACACTTACACTTGCGAGAGTACCGGAAGAATTCCGGACAGAAGTGTTAAAAGAGGAGAAAACAGAAAAAGGTGTGATTCTCGAAAACTCTGACGCACAGGTGGCAAATATCGCACTGATGTTCGAATTTCAGGGAGATGTCAAGGCAACAAGACACCTCTTTTATTACTGCTCTGTAAATAGACCATCTGTCGGAAGTGCAACAAAAGATAGTGGAGAACCGAACACGACAGAACTTTCTCTGGTGGCAAGTCCGAGACCGACAGACAACTTAGTTAAGGCATCCACAGCGGCAGGAGTTGATGAAACAACATATAACTCTTGGTATACAACGGTGTATGAAAAATTGGGGGAATAACACCCCCTGAAGACCTCGCCTTGGTAGGCAGGGGGAAAGTCGGAAAGGCAAAAGTAGGTAAAGCGAAATAAAGGGGCGGAGCGATCTGCCCCAATAGAAAAAAGCGGAGGATGTTATGGAAAAAACAATTTACATTGACGAAAAACCAGTGAAGCTGAAATCGACAGCAGCACTTCCCAAAAGGTATAAGGCGCAGTTTGGAAGGGACTATTTTGCAGACTTGATGAAAGTAGCGAAAGTGTTTGGAAAAGGAACGAAAAGGAATTTTGGAATACAGGATATTTCTTTTGCTTCTCTTGACCACATGGACATGGAAGTATTTTACGACATCATCTGGACAATGGCTAAAACAGCAGATAGGACGATTCCTGATCCATTGGAGTGGCTGGATGGGTTCGAAGTATTCCCGCTCAATGAAATCATGGGAGAAGTAAAGGATCTGCTTACAGACACCATGCCAACAAGTAAAAAAAAATAAATGATAAAGATTCATCGAGTGGCGAACCGTTCACAAATGAATCTTTTTTTTATGTTTGCCGACAGGTTGGATTAACCAGCGAAGACATGGAAGAAATGACCATTGGGGATTGCTTGGACTATGTACAGGAGTATATCGATAACCAGAAAAAGGATGAAAATCCTACTGCGAGAAAAGCAACACAGGAAGATTTTGATAATTTTTAAAGAGGTGAGAGAGTGGCGAATAAGAAAATAAAAGGAATCACAATTAAATTCGGTGCGGATACAATGGCGCTCAGCAAAGCTTTGAAATCCGCGGAAGATACATCAAAAAGTCTTGGTAGCGAATTAAGCTCTGTAAATAAATTATTAAAATTTGACCCGAAGAATACGCAGTTGCTTGCACAGAAACAGGAGTTATTAAGTAAACAGGTCGAAAATACCAAGGAAAAGCTGGAAGCCTTAAAGCAGGCACAGGGAGAAGTAGAAAAGAAGTTCAAATCTGGTGACATCGGAGCGGAAGAATACCGAGAATTTCAGAGGGAAATTGCGAAGACGGAACAGGATTTAAAATCTTACACCACGCAGATTAGTCGAATGGAGACTGAGCAGAAATCCCTAAAAGAAAGCACGAAGCAGTTGCAGACGCTGTTTGAAGCAACCGGAAAGTCCCTAGATGATTTTCAGGACGTGCTCGGCACAAGGCTGACAAATGCTATAAAAAATGGAACTGCAAACAGTGACGATCTGACAGTAGCGCTTAACAAGATAGGAAAAGAAGCGTTTGGGGCAGAAACTGACCTGTCAAAGATGAAAGCTACATTGAATAAGGTAGATGACGGGGCGAGTATTGATGAAGTGAACAACGACCTGAACGAGATGAAGAAGAATTCAGGTGAGGCAGGAGAAGCACTGGACGGTATCGGAAAAGGAATTGTTGCAGGAAACATGATGCAAGCCGCTGAAATCATAGCAGATGCAGGGCAGAAGATAAAAGAGTTTAGTGACAACGCAAAAGAAGCATTTAATGAGGTAGATGCCGGATCTGATGCAATCATAACAGCGACAGGTGCCACAGGGAAGCTTGCTGAAGGAATGGATAATGTCTATAAAAGCATTGCGTCCAGCCTTCCGATAGACAACCTTGAAAACATCGGAAAAGTAATTGGGGAGATGAATACGCAGTTCGGGTTCACCGATGAAAAATTACAACATGCATCTGAAAAAATGTTGAAGTTTTCGGAAATTACTGGATCCGATGTGGTAGCATCAACGCAAAATGCAAAACAGGCGATTAGCGTATTCCACATGTCGAGTGATGATCTAGACAGCGTACTTGATGATGTTGCAAAAACAGCGCAAGACACGGGCGTATCTGTAGACGATCTATTTCAGAAAGCGATTGAAGGAGCACCACAGCTACAAGAATTGGGATTGAGTTTCTCGGACTCAGTAAAGCTGTTGGGGGCATTTGAGCAGGCAGGAGTAGACGGGTCTGCCGCATTAAGCAGCTTATCAAAGGCAGCGGTAAATTATGCAAAAGACGGGAAATCACTCACTGACGGTTTGGCAGAAACGCAGGATAAAATTTTGAATGCGACTGACCAGACGGAAGCATTAAACGCCGCCGCCGAGGTATTCGGAACAAAAGGTGCTGTGAGGATGGTAGATGCCATCCAAAGAGGGGTTCTAAACCTGAACGACCTAGGAGGCGCTGCCTCAGACAGTCAGGGGACTGTGGAAACGACTTTCAGCAATACTTTAGACCCGATTGACGAAGAAACGGTTGCGCTAAATAACGTAAAGTTGGCTATGGCTGAGTTTGGGAGTGCCATTTCAGAAGCAGTAGCCCCAATTCTGGAAGCACTTGTTCCTATCATTCAGAAAGTTGCAAAGTGGTTTAGCAGTCTTTCTGGAACAAGCAAGACTATTATAGTCGTAATCGGTGGGATTGCAATGGTGATTTCGGATTTACTACCGATTCTTGCGGTTGTAGCTGGTGGAATAGCAGCGGCTGGAGGTGCAATGGCATTTTTGACAGGAGTGCTATTACCAGTAGCCGGAATTATTGCCGGAATTATTGCAGTAGTTGCAGCAGTTGTGGCAGTAATAAAAAACTGGGGAGATATCACAGACTGGCTGTCCGAAAAATGGAATGCATTTAAAGATTGGATGTCTGGATTATGGGATTCTATATCAGAAAAAATCCAGGAAGTGTGGAACGGCATTAAGGATTTCTTTGCTGATATTTGGGAGCAGATCTATGACGTCATAGAAGGACCACTAAAATTCATTGAGGGAACAATCGGTGCAGTGATGTATGCGATCTACGCTGTGATATATACAGTTTGGGAAGTGATTAAATTCGCACTCGAAAAAGCGTGGAATTGGATAAAAGACACTGCAAGCTCCATTTTTATTCCTGTAGCAAATTTCTTTTCCGGCATCTGGAATGGAATCAAGGATACTGCAACCGGAATCTGGAACAGCATTAAGGGCACGCTCGGTGGAATATGGGATTCGATCAAAGAGAAAGCTATGGACGCTTTTTCTTCTGTTTGGAAGTTTATTAAAGACGGATTTAACAATCTCAAGGATACTCTTGGAGGAATCGTGAAAGGGATTGCGAACGCAATTGTAAAGCCTATCGGTGGAGCGGTAAACGGTGTAATTAATGGTGTAAACTGGGTGCTTGATAAAGTAGGATCGGACAAGCAATTTGCATTGTGGGAAGTCCCGAAGTTTGCAAGAGGAACAGGAGGAATCCAAAAGGATACGCTTGGAATCGTGAATGACCAGAAAGGATCTACATACAAGGAAATGATCGTTCCGCCACATGGAAAACCATTTATTCCAGAGGGGCGTGACGTAGTCCTGCCACTGGAAAAGGGAACGAAAATCATGCCAGCCAACCAAACAAAGAGTTTTCTGGAAGAACTTCCGCATTTTGCAAGTGGAATCGGTGAGTTTTTTGGCGGTGTCTGGGATACGGTTAAAGACTTTACAGGAAATGTATGGGATTACATCACGCACCCAAGTAAAATTGTGCAAATTGCGATTGATAAATTTACGGATTTAACGGGAGCGTTTGAACCTTGGATTTCCGTGGCGAAAGGAGCGGTGAATACGGTGTTCGACAGCGTGGTCGGATTTGTAAAGGGAATTTTTGATACGCAATCGAACGTTAATTACAATCCGAGTGCCGGTGTGGAGCAGTGGAGAACGCTTGCGATAAGAGCGTTACAGATGACAGGGCAGTATTCAGAAGCAAATTTACAGAGATTGTTGTACCAGATGCAGACAGAATCCGGCGGAAACCCGAATGCGATCAACAACTGGGATATCAACGCAGTTAATGGTACTCCATCTAAAGGTTTGATGCAGGTCATTGATCCGACTTTTAGGGCTTATGCAATGCCGGGATACGATAAAAACATCTACGATCCACTGTCTAACATGCTTGCGTCTATCCGGTATGCGGTTTCGAGATACGGTAGTCTTGCAGCTGCTTATCGTGGAGTGGGATATGAGAGTGGTATCGGAGATATCAGTTTGTCCGATTTATTACCAAGTCTGCCGATGCTGGATGTGAAATGGTTTAAAGATGGCGGAATCCTTACCAAACCAGCATTATTCCAGATGCCGTCCGGAGGAATCGGAGGGGCTGCGGAAAGAGAAGCAGAAGCGATCACACCACTGCGATCGCTAAAAGGTTATATTAAGGAATCAATCTTGGAGATTATGGGCGAAAAGGATATTAATCTAAATATCAATCTGACAACGACGCTGGACGGAAGAGTTGTCGCACAGCAGACGGTAGGATATGCGAGGCCGATGATTAAAAAGATGGACAATTTTGAAAAACTATTAGGAGGGGAAAGGATTGGGACTACTTAAAGCAACCTACGGTGGCGTGGAGATTCCGGTTAAGATTACAAGGCTTGACCGGAATTTAACGCCGTCTATAACAAACAACACGAGAAGTATCGAAAACATAAATGCTGGAGAATTTCTGTATTCCACATACTCTCCAAAGCAGATCGTGATGGAGTTTCAGATTGCGAACTCTACAGCAAGGGAATTAAGCGAGTTCCGCCGGAGGATGGCAGAGATTCTGCACAGTGATGAACCGAAAAGATTGATATTTTCTGACGAGCCGACTATTTATTATGACGCGATTGTAGATGGAGAGCCGGTACTGGAAGAGGATGACATGTACAGTAGCGGATCAATCACATGGCTCATTCCGGATGGGGTAGCGTACTCAACCGCAGAATTTACCTTTGACGGAGTACAGGAAGACGGCTACCAGACCATAACCATTAAAAACAACGGCACCGAATGGGCGGATGTGGACTATGAGATCACGCACCAGCACGAAAACGGCTTTATCGGACTGGTTAGTCAGTATGGAGTGATCCAGCTAGGCAAGCAAGAAGAGGCGGACGGAGAGAATTACGAAGCATCTGAAGAACTGTTTAACGGTTACAGTCTGTTTCAAGACGATCATGGGACCTCTTATCAGAATCCGGAAAACACCACACAGGGAACACTTGAAGTCAAGAATGTTGCTGGATACAATGTGATGGCATTAAAAGGTGGACAAGCAACATCCGGATACTGGAACGGTGGAATGAAAACCCTTACTATCCCGGTGGACAGCGAGGGCAGACGTGGAGCGAAGAACTTTTACTGTTACACCCAGCACTGGTTCGAAACTGGATTGATGGGACAGACAGGAGCACAGACTATTGCGTTTCTTACAGGGAAAAATGAAGTGATCTGCTCCATGTCTATTAACAAGAGTGATGCCACAGGTAATACGGCGCGTATCGAGTGGTTTGCCCCAGGGAACACCTTAATCAGACGAGAGGAATTCCAGCCGACAGCCTACGAGGGAAATCCGTTTAACCTAAAAATGGGTGGCGGTCACAATGACTTTTTGAAAGAGGGAGAAAAGCTGCGGATTTTCTGGTATGGCACTTACAGGGATCTCACGATCCCGGAAATTAAGGACATGGAATGCGAAAAAATCCAAATCTGGATCGGACAGTGGGGAGACAGAAACCTCACAAACCAGTACGTCACGCACAATTATTTAAAAAGCATCCGATTCAGAAAGGACAATGTCGATAAGTATAAGGATGTGCCAAACCGGTATCGTGCCGGAGATGTGGTGTCTATAGATGGAGAGAGTACAAAGGTCTATGTAAACGGGATGCCGGAAAAAGGAGATGAGATTAATGGATCCAATTATCCAAAAGTTCCACCGGGGACAACGGAAGTCCAGTTCTGCTATTCTTCCTTTTCATCTCCTCCGCCAACAATTAAAGCCAAAATAAGGGAGGTTTACTTGTAATGGACAGTATTAGAATTGCGATTTTAAGTGCAAATAACACACCAGTAGCATTTATGGATAATGCACATAAAAAGTCCATGCACTACTGGGGAGATGATCTGCACGAATACTTGCAGGGTACGGCGAATACTTACACTTTTACGGTAAATGCAAAGCATCCAGACGCGCAGCATATCACGGTCGGGAATAAGGTAGCGTTTACTTATAAAGGTAAATCTTACTACTTAAATATTGTAAATACCGATCAGACGGAGAAGATAATTACCGCTACGGCGTGGTCGTTATCTTTTGAGCTAATCAACGAGGATGCAGGGGAATACAAGGCAGGACAGGCGATGAGTTTTGAAGAGTACCTTGCCATATTTGACGCGGAAAGAACGCTGAAATTGGGGCTTAACGAGGTATCAGATAAGCGGATCACTAATGAGTGGACAGGCACAACGTCTGTATTAAAGAGATTATTCTCTCTGGCCAATGTATTTTCTGCGGAGATCGAATTTGAGACGGTCTTGAATAGAGATTACTCTTTAAAAGAGATTGTCCTAAATGTATATCGGAAACACTCCGATACAGACAGCGGAGTCGGAGAATACCGGAATGACATTGTACTGCGGTACGGGAAAGGAATTACCGGAATCCGTAAGACCACGGATGCAGAAAAGTTATATACATGCATCCAGCCGACCGGAAAGGACGGTCTGACAATCAATGGTCTTGACAAGAAAGAATACGATGAAAACGGCAATATCGAGTACTTTACAGACGGTGCGATCATCCGCGCACCACAGGCAAGGGACCGGTTCCCATCCAACATCGTAAATAAGGCTGATGCTTATATCCTGATGCGTAAAGAGTACGATACAGACAGCAAGGACAAGCTCTATAGCATGGCTCTGTCTGATCTTAAAACAGCATCTGAACCGGTGGTGACTTACGAGGTGGACGGATATTTTGACACCAACATCGGGGATACGGTAAGGATGCAGGATCAGGAGTGGACACCAGTCCTTTATCTACAGGCAAGAGTATCAGAACAGATCAGGAGTCTTACCAATCCAAAAACTGCAAAGACGGTATTTACAAACTACAAAGAGCTGACATCGGAAATTTCGGACAGCTTATTACAGAGGATGCAAGACCTTATTAATAAAAATAAGGTTTATACTTGCTCTATCTCAACAAACAACGGCGTTATCTTTAAAAATGGCATCGGTAGCACTACTCTTACTGCTTACGCTTACGATAACGGCGTGGATGTGGCAGACAAGCTACAATTCCGGTGGAGCAAAGATGGCACAGAGTTTTATGTTGGTAAGAGCGTTACGGTAAATGCTACGGATGTGGATACAAAGGCGGTGTACTCGTTTGAGGCTATGGAAAATGGGATAAAACGTGGGTATTACGAGGTTACGATTGCAGATTTAATGGATGGAGAGGATGGAAAAGACGGGGAACAGGGTCCGCAAGGTGAGAAAGGAGAGCAAGGCGCACAGGGACCTCCGGGACCACAAGGCGCTCCGGGATTGGATGGTATACAGGGTCCAAAGGGGGATCAGGGAATCCAGGGAAAAGATGGGAAGGACGGAAAAACACAGTACACCCACATCGCCTATGCGAACAGCGCAGACGGTAGGACAGATTTTTCCGTGTCCGACAGTAATAGGGAATATATCGGAATGTATGTTGATTTTACGCAAAATGACAGCGCAGACCCGACAAAATACGCATGGAGTAAGATCAAAGGCACAGACGGGGCGATCGGAACACCCGGAAAGCCGGGAGCTGATGGAAAGACCCCGTATCTACATATCGCCTACGCAAACAGTGCAGATGGCAAGACGGGATTTTCCACCACGGATGGTACAAATAAGCTCTATATCGGGCAGTACACGGATTATACACAGGCAGATAGTACAGATGCTACGAAGTATACATGGACAAAAATAAAAGGAGAACAGGGGGAACGTGGGCTACAAGGGCTGCAAGGAGAAAAAGGAGAACAGGGGATTCCTGGAACAGCTGGTGCGAATGGAAAGACCAGTTATTTCCACATCAAGTATTCT